AATCAGCATCCGTTAAAGCGTCACCTGCATTAGCGCCCACGATGGTGTTTTGAACGCCAGTAGTAATCGCAGTACCTGCTTCATCACCTACCAACACGTTTAAACTACCACCGCTAGTAATGCTGTTGCCTGCGTTGACACCTGCGCGGAAGTTACTTGTACCTGCTGATGCCGTGATAATGTCTGCACCATCTGCAAAGGTTACATCGGCTGCAAAGTTTGTTGCACCGTCAACATCTAAAACGTCTAGGTTAGTAGTGCCGTCAATATCTATATCGCCTGAAATGTCTAAGGAAGCACCTGTTAGGACTCCTGCAACAGTCAGTGTAGAAGCCATGTCAACTGCGCCATCAATGTCAACAACGTCAAGGTTGGTAGTTCCGTCAATATCTATGTTGCCCGATATATCCAGAGAGGCCGCACTAATTTCACCGCTTGCGGTAAGCGCCGTTACAGCTAAGTTTACGTTCACATCCGTAACCGTAGCGCCAGATCCAGCCCCGTTGAACTTCAACGCGTAGTCTTTTCCGGCAATTAACTCAAAGTCGTTACTAGCGTTGTAAGTACCTTGAAAGATAAGAATAGAACGAGAACCCGACAAACTGTTTCGTACATAGACCACTTTTTCAGCGTCAATGGGCGTTAACTGCACATAAACGGTTCCGCCTATGTCGCCGCCATCTACAAAATCAATAAAACGGTTGCGGCCATTAGACAGCGCACCGTTGGTGATAGGCAGGGCATTAGGAGACCCGGTGGAACCCGTAGCAGAGAGCGTTATCGCCACAATGCCGTTCGTCGCCTGATCAATAATGTCAAAGTTAGTGTTAGTAGTATCACCCCAAGTACCAGACTGTTCGCCTGTTCCCGGCTTCTCTATTCCCGTATTAGTAGTATATGTACTAGCCATCTCTTAGCCTCACGCTGCTATTTTTGTCCAATTAACACTCTGGTTAGGTGTAATATTAGTATAATTCGGATTTTGATCCGGCACAATACGTCCATAAACAAGTACTTTCCCAACGCTACCAGTTGCGCTGAGTCCTGTTACATCAACATCTGCGTTGGCCTTACCTTGAACACTACCAACACTTGTGGTGCCTTGCACTCCTGTAACCGATACAAAAGCAAAACCAGTTACGGTGACTGCGCCAACGCCCCCCGTTGCGGCTATACCGGTGACACTTATGTTAGCGTCAGCCGTAATTGTAACCGCGCCAACACCCGAAGTTGCGGCCAAACCGCCAACCGTAGCGTTAGCATCCGCCGTAGTCGTAACAGCGCCACCACTAGCCGTGGCAGCCGTAAGTGCTACATCTAGACCCCATCCGCCACCGTTCCAAGCTTGACTAGAGGAGTTCCAACCTTTATAGCCTACGACTACATCAGTCATTACGCTATCCGGATAATCGCATTACTAGCGTCCGCCGTAGGGAAAACTACAGTGAAGTCCCCGGACGTTGCAGTCTTATCCGCACCAAAATCTAGAACCACCACCGCAGGGTTAGTTAAAGAAACAGAAGTGGTGTTAGGCGTAGAATTATAAATCAAAGCGCCTCGGGCAGTAATGGTGACGTTCGAAAGAGTCTCGTCAGCAAAGTCGGTTAGTGCAGTTGTTCCCGAAAGACTAGGGTCCACGGGGTTTAATGCAGGACCACCGGCAGTGTAGTTAGTACCACTGGTCTCGTTGGTAGTTGCATACGCCGTCGTTGACGCATTAAGGGTCGCAGAACTAGTGTACAACGCAATTTTAAAGGTATCGCCGCTTGAAGCGTCGAAGTCGTGGGCACCCAATAGCAATTGTTGCTTGAAGCTAGAGCACATGAAGTTTCCGTTAAAAGCCATGATTACAGTTTCCTTATTAGTTTAGCAAGCTCTGACTGGCCTGCATCGGTTAGAGCATTAGATACCGTGGTTCTATCCGACCGGATAGCTTCACGCATATAAAATTCGAGGGTTTTAATCAATTGACCCCGAAAAGCATGAGCTTGGGCCCTAATGGCAGGGTTTGCATTGTCCGATATGGCAATAACTTTGTTTGCACATCGTTCAGCAAGTTCCTCGGGGGTAAATCCTCGTCCACTAGTGGTTTGTACATCCACCGCGAAGTTTGATACCGGATTAAAATCTAATACTTTAGCACTCATTGTTTTGGCCTAATTAAGGGTCCGGTCCGGTAATCTTCGGTTACTTCTTTCGACTCTCCCAACATTTTCATTCCGGCCAACGCTTCAGTAAACCGTTTCTCGTAAACCGCCATCATATCCTGTTCGCCTTTCATGTATATATAGGCCTCCATCAAAGACCCGTACAGAAGAGCAATCTCAGCGTTTATACTAAGCCACGTTGTCCCAGACTCTCCCGCAGCCGTCAAACTAGACGGACGATAGAAATAATGCAGTTCCACATTATACGCGCTATCCGGAGTAGGCCCTAAAATAAAGTTTTCAACGTCAAACACCGCATAGAAACGCGGACCTCCCGTTGTGGCTCCGTTAGGGTTAAAAGATTGAATGAAGTCCGGGTCTTTCAATTGTAGGAAGATGTGATCACCGCTACCGTCTATATATGACAACGAGAAGGGCGCTAAAAAATCACTGGGAGCGCCTAAGAACCGAACACTAGAACTCATTGAACCGCTTACATTCTTTTTAAACAAGCTTAACTGTACGTTTTTAAGGATTCTCTCCTCGGCCTGTTTAATAAAGATAGGCAAGTTAGTAACGAAAGACGTTTCATCGTTCTCCGTGTAATCTTGTATAGCTTGTTTTAGCTGTGAATATGTAAAACTCATATAACCACCGTCACTGTTCCAACCTGTCCAAAGGATGTAAGGTTAATAGGGCCCGGAAGTTCTACAGTAGGTATTCCTACATAAACGTCTAGGGGCTCTACCCTATCTGGACGCGCATTTTTCAAGGCTTGAGCGTCTGCTACTTTTCTAAAGGGACCTAACTGAGGCTGCTTTGCCTCAAACTCGTCCTTTCCGACTAAAGCCCCGGTCCATTCTTTCCTCATATCTTGATAACGAAACCTAAATCCGGATCTGTCCGATATCCCATAAGCTCTTTTACCCTTAGCAAACTTAGCCATGGTTAACTCCTAGAATAGGTCTGCGCCGGAGCCACGTTAAACGACGACCTGTCACGATCCTCAGACATAGCTCTTTCAAACTCGGCCTCATAAAGAACGCGTAGAACTTCAATTCTGTTTGGAGCCCGTTTTATAGCAATGTAATAGGCCAAACCGGCCGCTAAACAAGGGTAAAAACGAAAGGGTACTGCCAAAGTGTTCGTAGCCGTGTCAGCGTCATCGATTCTAGTCAAAGCATCATAAACAATCAGGTCCGTAGCGTTTTCTGGGACCGGCCAAAGCTTCAAAACAGGCGTTGTTAAACGATCTAGAAAGAATTGATTAGGCCTTCCAGTGGTCGTTTTGTTTGGTATTGTTAAGTAATCTTCACGACTAAGCCTTTGTAACGAAAAATCTGTACCATCACGTCTACAAATCACAGACAATACATCAATAATGTCGGTAGATAGGTCGTATAGACCGTCATTAGCGGTCAAAGCCTGAGATCGTTGTTTGATGGTCCACGCATTTAGCCCTCTGTTCGCCCACTCGGCAAGCAGAAGGTTTAAAGACCTTTTAGCCGTCTTTAAATCGTAACCCGTGCGTACTTCTAAGCCGCAACGCTCAAATGCTTCTTCAATGTACTCTGTAACGTCAAGTTCAAAGTCGGTGCTTCCTGAGACAGCCATTTCTTAACCCTATTTGCGTCTTGGAGTCGCTGTTTTAGCCGAGTTTTTAAAAGCTTTGGCCGTGGGCGCTCCTTTGGTACCGGGTTTACGCATCTTTTCGTTAGAACCTGCTTTTATGCGCTTCTTTTTAGCCGCAATATTAGCGTATAGGCCTCGTTTTGCCCCCGCCATTACTTCTTCTTCTTCTTAACAGGGCCGCCTGCTCTCATATTCTTTACCGGGCCGCCTGCTCTCATTTTCTTTACCGGTGCGCCTTTTTTCATCTTTTTAGGTTTCATAGCCATCTTTCAATCTCCTGTAAAATTTCTTACGTTTTTGGAATATAGCTTCAACATCATATTCTTTGCTATATTGATCATAATAGCCTTTTTCGGCAAGCATGTCTGCCGATTCCTGTATCTTGGAAAGCCGCTGTATAAATATAATAGCATACTCTTTTTCAACCGCATTCATAAAGGTACTGTCGTCGAGGTGCTCATTTTCTTCGTCAGAAGGATGAAATCCCATCAACCAAATATCTTTATCTATAAACATCCCTTGCGATATAACGTCGTTGAGATCCTCTAAATACTCATGAAAGGACTCAGAATCTTTTTCAAACGCTAAATCAATAAGCATAACGATATCAAGCTCATCGTTAAAAGAGCTTACTGCTGTATACAGGTCTTGAAAACCGCCGTTCTTTTTAAACAAAAACGATATCTTGTCTTCTCTCCAAGACTGCCGCGCATAGGGACATGAAGGCAAATTATTAAAGTAAGGGTTTGGCTTCTCTACGATTACGCGAGACCACGCTTGGATTTCTTGGCAGATCTCTTTTTCTATTCCGGAAGTATAAAACTCAGGACCCATGTCTACTCTCAACCAATAATTTGTGATGAAAAAGGCGCTATAATTACCAAAACGGCAATTCCCCAAATCTTCATATCTAAACTTTTTAAGCTTTCTTTCTGTTCCGCTAAACGCTCTTCAATCCGTTGGTACCGCAAATTGCATTCAGCTTCATGAGCCTCTAGCCGAGAGAGTATTTCTGTATGTTTCATGTTTACCACGCTTTACAAGACCAATACCTTGCAGAAAACTTGTCTTTTGCCGTATCACAACTATGCCTAGCCCTGAAATTACTTCTCCGCTTCGGCTGATCCTTTTTAATACTCATGTTTGGATCGCCAAAACGAACAAGTTTAATTTCACTGCCTTTCTTAGCCAATACGGCACTTTTCTTAGACTTATTAGGCGTCTTCTTCGGCTTATTAAACCCGGCAAATGTTTCGCCGCGATACTTGATCCGCCCAGAAGGAAGCCTTTCGGTGTCTTTAGTAGTTGCCATAATTGTTACGCAAACTTCTTCCGAAGATACAGAATTACGGTGTACGTGTCGGCACTGGTGTGTCCTACAGTAGTAAACAAAACGTCACCGTTCTTACCACCGCCGGAGTTATTTGTAAGCCCACCAAAGACGGTGTAATCGTGCTCACCACTTTGATTTTCACCTAGCTCTATGCAAAAAAGGTTTGTGGAAGCGTTCCAAAGAATTTGTACTTTCATTCCTATACACTGCCACCAAATACGCTCTATAACTACTTCGGTACAAGCGTCTCCGTCAGCACTGTCTTCTAAAGCTGAAACATCTACTTTGACAACGGCGGCTTCGCCTGAGCCGTCTGAAACATTAGTCAGCTTCAAAACAGTAAACTTAGGTCCGTCCGATAAAATCTGTGTCGCTACTGCATCTGCCATTATATTCTCCTAAAAGAAAGGGGCGCATAGCACCCCCTAATATTTAACACTTACGCGACTTGAACGTACTCGATGACAAAGGTAAACGATCCCGCCGTTGTAGCATCAACCGTGTTGGTAATGTTACAGAAGATGTTACGCGCTGCTGACGTATACTGAACAGAAGCTGGCGCTGTGGCTGCATCTTGAGTCTGAAGAATTAGTGCAGTAATCGTTACGTTACCTAAAACAACTGTTGTACCAGCATCCAAGATTTCGTCTGCCTGAGTCGCAACAATTTGTGCGCCAGAAGAAGATGTGCCAACTTCATAACCAATGTCACCACTTCCGATAACGGGAGCCGTAGCACAAAAGATTTTGATGTCAGTGATAATTGTATTTGCTGGCTGCGCGAACGTACCAATAGTAGGAGAGTCGCCTGCTGTAGAGTTTACTGTCACTCCAGTAACGAGAGCTACATGTTTTACAAACAAACTATCAACAGCCGCTGACAATGTTGTTGCGCCAGTTACAGCAAGAGTGCCGCCTATGGAAGCGTTTGTGCCGTAAGTAGAGTTAGTTGTTACGGTTCCAGTAGTAGCATTTTTAGTGATATCTGAAAAACCGTTTTCTGACCGGACTACTCCGGTAAATGTTGTTTGAGCCATGGGTGTTTCTCCTGTCGGGGCCAATGTCAGTCACGAAATTGTGACTGTCAGGGAAAGTTTAATATAACGCAAAAAAGAAAAGGCGGCAAGTGCCGCCTTTTCCCATGTAACGCAAAGCTTAATTAAGCTCCCGGAGTACCGAAAACAGAACGCCAATCAGACACACCGAAAGAATATCTTTCGCGAGCTTTAAAGCGCATGTTACCAGTGTCAAAGTCTCCTTCCATTGCCGTCTTAATTGGCGAACGGTTGAAGTATTTGAATCCGTTAGGGGCATCGGTCTTGATGAAGAATGCATCAGAATCAGTAAGGAAGTGGTTAACCACTGCGCCGTCAGGCAACATTCCCATATTCTTCATAGCATTGTTATCGTTGTCCGCAGTTCCTGAACGAAGGTTAGAGTTGAGTACTCGCTCTGCAATAAATTGCAGTTCTTTAGGAATAATCAACTTTGTGCCTTGAATAGCAATCTTGAGACCACGTTCATCGGTCATACCTGCAATCTCAATTAGCATTTGCTCAAGAGAAGTCTCGTTGAGGTCAGCCGCAGTAGCGAGAAGGTTGGTTTGAGAACCGGATAGTGATGGATGAGCCGCCGAGCACAGTGCTTGTCCGTCACCTTGCGCAAAACCTCCAGTGGAGATAAACGCATTGTTCAGGATAGACGCCGCTTTGATCTGCTTGGTTTGAGCCATGGAACGAGCCAAAGCCTTAGTGTAGCGAGATGCGAGACGATCATATAAATTATCTTCAATAGCTTCTTCAGTAATAGAGAAAGCGAGAGCGATAGTGTCATGAGTGTAACGAGCAGTGTAAGTCTCTTGGGCTTCGTCAAAGCTAATAGTACCACCTTCGCTTTTAACTGGTGCAGTAGAGAAACCGCCAAGCATTACTTCTTCTTCAAAGGCTCTGTCCGAAGACTCCTCGTCAAAGATTTCAGAATGCTCGTTTTCGTAACGATCATATTCCAACCCAAATAAAGCATTAAGGCCGGGTTCTAGCTCTTTCGCTAATTGTGCGCGTGAAATAGCCATGTGTTAACCCTCCTTAAAGGCCCGTTGTCGTCGCAGTAGTCTGCGAGTCAAAACGGCTTGTGGGTGCATTGAAGTGGGCGCTAAGACGAACTAGTAATGGAATACCTGCGGCAGCGTAATCATTATTAGCGGGATCGTCTTGGATACCTACTATTCGTAGTGCCAAAGTGGCGGTAGTGGCAATTGAACTAACACTTAGAGCACTATTACTAGACCCTGTATCGGTAGAACCAGTACGGGCAGAAGAGCCCAAAGTGGCGTTAGCGAAGACAGCGGCTTGACCCGTTGCTCGGTTAGTCAAAGTTGCATCACTTGCTACTTTGAAGATCTGGTTAGGGTTGTCAGCAACGAAAGCTTTAACAGGATAGTTAGTATCCACGCTTACAGAGCCTGACCCGGGCCAGTAGTTAAGAAAGACCGGCTTTTTCTG